ACTCACAACCGGCGAACGTTCGTCCGTCGCGGCCGCTGTCCGCACAAACCTGACAACGGAACTCGGCCGGATCGACGAGAACGTTTCCGCCGCGAAGACACTCACGGCCGGCGAACGTTCGTCCGTCGCGGCCGCTGTCCGCACAAACCTGACAACGGAACTCGGCCGGATCGACGAGAACGTTTCCGCCGCGAAGACACTCACGGCCGGGGAACGAACGGCGATCGCGGTTTCCGTCGCGGCGGACATTCTGAACGACTCGGACGGTTCGGCCGTGTTGCAGGCGATCGCCGACCAGATCGCGGCCGATTGGGTTGCGGGCGACGCGTCGCCGCTGGCGATTGTCTCCGCGATCAATGCCGACGCCACGATTGCGGCCGCACTGGCGAACATGGACGCGGCCGTTTCAACGCGACTCCCGACCAGCTCCTACACCGTGGCACCGTCGGCCGCGGCCGTTGCGACTCAGGTTCGCACGGAACTGACAGTCGAACTCGGACGCATCGACGAGAACGTTTCGGCCGCGAAGACACTCACGACCGGGGAACGAACGGCGATCGTCGCGGCGGTCAATGCAGACCCAACAATCGCGGCCGCACTGGCGAACATGGACGCGGCCGTTTCAACGCGACTGGCCGCCAGCTCGTACACCGCAGCACCGACGGCGGCGACGGTTGCCGACGCCGTCTGGACGGAAACCATCGGCGACCACAGCGGAACGGCCGGTTCGACCGCCGAAGCACTCGCGAACGCGGGCGGCGGCGGGGGAGCATCGGCCGCCGACATCGCGGACGCGGTCTGGACAGAAGCACTCACGGACCACACCGGAACGTCGGGTTCGACCGCCGAAGCACTGGCGGCCGCCGGATCCGCGGGCGATCCGTGGATAACGAACATTCCTGGTTCGTACAGCGGAACGCAGGCCGGAAACGTCGTCGCGACGTTGCTGGAATCGATCAACAACCAGACGTCCGCGATCTCTACCGACGGTCTGTCGATTGTCGGTCCGGTGCTGCCGGGCGGCGAAATCTCGCTGGTCGTCGGCGACGACTACCACGACGACAACGCAACCACGATCGACCGGGACGTCGCCGACGCCGGGCAGACAATCTATGATATTCTGACCGACGTTTCGGTGTCATCCATCAAATTCGCGGCCGGATACGGATCGACAGGCGACGTGATCACGGGCACCGTGACACAGGGCGACATCACGCACGCGGCCGGAGAGACAACCATTCCGATTGAAATCCCCGCGGCGAATCTCGCCAATGCCGACCATCTGCGGGAATACACCTGGCAGATTCAGGCGACCTATTCGAGCGGAAAGAAACGCACCGTTCTGACTGGTCCGCTTTCATTCGCCGCCGATATGGCGTTGTGACATGGCAGACGTTTACGGACTGACAGCGCGGCAACATTACAACGTCGGCCGATTGATCGACGCCGCGGGAATTTCCAAAGTGGAATCCGCCGGCCGATCACAGAAACGGCCGCCGCTGGCGACTCGTGTGTGTCTGCTGGGATTCGATGCGATCGCATACGACCCGACCGCCGCGCGGTCCGTCGCGTGTTTCGAATGGCGACCGGATCAGTTCACGCATACGGTCGAAATGGTCGGCCGCGAATTGTCCGGCGACATCGAACTGACGTTCAGCGGCGAAACACTCCGTGTTCCCTGCAACGCAACCAACGAGGCGTTGCGAACCGCCGTCTATGACTGGATCGGTTCACGAACCGTGCGTGTCACGTCGCTGCCTGGCCGCTGGGAATTCGCGTGGATCGACCGGACCGGGTTCCCGACATTCACAGCGGAACCATACGAACCGGCGGATCCGCTGGACGAATCCGCGTTCACGGGCGGAACGATCGTCCGTCAGGAGGCCTGGCGAGTTCTCAGCTATGACGGCGAAACCGTCGAAACCGTTCCGGTTGTCGATGCGTTGCCGTTTCCGACTGGCAACATTCCCAACGGCGCAATCGGAATTGCGGTCCCAACGTACTCGGCCGCCTATGTGGTTTCGGCGTGGCAATGCCGGTCGTTCAGTTTCGCGGAACCGCCGACCGACGACATTGTCACCAACGGCGGCGGATCGGACGGCGAGGAGGAGGAACCGACGGGCGGGGGAGGCGGCGGACCAGGCGAAACGGAGGAACCGCCGGAATAATGTGCATTGCTCGATTCAATCCGACGGAACCGTGTTGCGCCGACCAGTGTTCGGCGTGTCCGACCGTCGACTGGAACGAATTCACCTGGCGACTCGCGCAACCGCAGGCCGCCGAATCGGTGACCGCAACCGGTTACTATCCGAATCCGGACAGTCCCGGAACGTTCTCGCCGGTCGTGTTTGAAACACGGTATAGGGCGTTGTCCGAGTTAATGAGTCTCGACGCGATTAATCCGTGTCGCTGGTTTGCTGTCGCACCACGGGAAGCTCGCGTTTTATCCGGTTCGGTCGAACCGGAGTTGTTCGACTGGCACCCGCTTTCGGGGTGGTATTCGTCAACGTCGTTGAAAGTCGACGGCAACTGGCAGAATCCATGGTTAAGCGACTACTGGTCCGCGGTCGTCGGACTGGAAAAGATGCCGCTCTACGCTCTGGAAGATGCCGGGAAACGCCGGTCGATGGGACATACGCGAAACATCACATCATGGGCGGAACTTCTGGAATACTCGCCGGACTTCGACCGGTTCGACTGCAACGGTTCGAACTTGTTCACGCGTGACACTCCGGACCCGTTGTTCCCGGAATGGTTGCGCGTCACTCTGGAGCGGAAACCGTGACCGCTTGTTGTGAGGGATTCGACCCGGTTTGCTTCGGTTGCCCGGGTTCGAACTGGGAACTGCATCCGTGGACGTGGCTTGCGGCGGCCGCCAGCTCGCGGACGATCGACTACGCGTTCAACGCGGTCGAAGACACGGACGCCGGAACCGTGACGTTCGAGGCGACCGGCGGCACGACAACCGCTCAATATCTGGTGCGGTTCCGGTCGGATCCGATCACGCTGGACCCGCAAGCGAACTGCCTGGCGACGGCGTCGGTTCTCGAATACTCGTTGTCCGGTTCCGGGACCTGGTCGAACGATCCGCCGCCGGGCGGCGTGGCCTACGATCCGGCGACCGTTCAAATCGTCGACGGTCTGAACGTCTATGACGTCATCGACGACGACTGGTTGACGGCCGACAAGGGGTTGAAACTCGGTTCGGCCGCGACCGGATCCGCGTTCGTGTGGCAGGTCTGGACGCTCCGCGATTCGTTCTCGACGTTCCGCCGAGCGGAATTCGCTTGCGACGGCGACAACGTGTTCGCCCGCGTCGGAACCGATGCGACGCTGCCGGAATCGATCACGATTTCGCGGTGACCGCGCCACTGTCAGATCTGACATTGACCAGCGGCGGCGCTGCGAGTCCATTCCACAAACTGAACCACATCCAGTTTTCAGGCCGTACAGCGGCCGCACACATGCACGGAGGGACAGGAACTTGAAACGCGACACATTCCACACATCGAAGACAATGGCCGTTCTGGCCGTTCTGGCGGCCGTCGCCGTCATGGTGATTCCGACCAACGTACACGCGCAAACATGCATCAACGGGCAGTGTTCTCAGTATGCGATTCAGCCGGCGAATCACACGGCCGCCGGTTTCACTGCCATCCGGCCGATTCCCGATCCACAGTTCTCGCCGGTCAGACTTCCGCAGACGATGTCCGGACACCCACTGGCCGGACAACGCGTCGTGTTGTCGAACGTCCATCAATGCCAGCCGTCCGCGTGTCCACCGATGTATTCGACGTCGTGTTCCCCGCCGATCTGCTATCAACCGCCGTGCGCGATGCCGTGTCGATCTGCATGGATTCCGCCGGGACATTCCGCGATTCAGGGGCAACGCTTCCGAGGAATTGCGTTCCGCGTCGGATGGTCGGACCGTGTCAACGTGGCGGCGAACTACTGTCGCCATTGACCTGGACACCCTGACGGGAGACAATCCGGCCGACACCGCAAGGCGTTGCGATTCTCCCGAAAGCCGCGCCGCATCCGTGAAAACGGCCGCAACTTCTGGTTGCGGCCGTTTTTCGTTGCGCTTCCGGGATGCGTCGCGGCAATCGGCGGCGGTCGATCGACAGTCCATTCGGTCACCTTGCGATCGGAGAATCACGCCGCAGCGAAATCACGGACGGCGTCCGCGGATCCGTGAAACACTTCCCGCGGTTCGTCGCGCTGCAACTGCAACCGCTTGCGACACGCGGCCGTCGCGGACTTCTGCCGCCTCGATTGCAGCACGCGACCACAACCGCACGGACAATCGTCCGCGGCCGCTGGCGACGCTGTCAGGACCGCCACCGATCAGCGTCCTATCCAGTAGACGACCGGTTGGCATCGTCACGGCGTCCCGTGATTCAGCGTAAACATCAAAGAGCTTGGCCCCGGAATCGAACCGAAGATTTCTGGTTTCCGTCGTTGACCTTTCGGGAGCTACCCTCGTGACCAACTGTTGCAACTTCCAGCGTCCTGCCATTGGACGACCAAGCATGATAACAATGCAATGCACACGGAGCCGCGAAGCCGTGCTGTTTCAAAATGGACAATCAACCGTCGCGGCCCGGTGATTGCTGACGTTATCCTGAGATTGAAAACGACCACTCAAGCCGACGCATTAACTCCATAACCACATCCGCTGTCGTCCAGTGTTGTGGGCAATTAACGCGGCGGCGTTCAGCCTCGCGAACGATCAATTCCACCGCGAGCAAAGGCTTTTTCTTAAACGTTTCGACACCAAACAACATCAATGCAAACCACTGCTCAAGGGTTTGACTGTTCTTTTCCACCAATTCGATCAATTCGTTGTCGTCCATTGCAAAATCCAGGCTAACAAAATGTTGCAGGCGAGTTGCGGAAATGTCGTTTTGCCAATGGCCAGTCGCTCGCCGCAACCGCCTGATTGCGGGCGTTATCGGGACTACTCGGCACACATTAGCTTTTCGTAGTGGTCCATCAATTCTGTGTGGCACTTCATGCCAAACTCGGTCAACCGGAATCCTTCGCGGTAGCGTTCCGGTTCGATCGTGAAACCATCGTCGTCGCACATCGCACACTGCCCTGCCGATTCTGCGATACCACGATCCACTAACTTCATCACGGTTCGCCTTGTCACACATCGGTTGGTTGTCAACGCTCCAAAGTGCTCCATCGCCCAATGCAGCTTTTCGATAGCATCACGGGCTGAACGTGGTAGCCCGACAACAATCGCATGCACGGGAGCACGGTTGTCGTTTTTCTCTGTACTCATGTTTTTCTCCTGCCGACCGTTTATGGCGGTCGTTCATGCGTTCAATCGGTACTGATTCGACTCGTTGAACCGGCGGACGGCCGCCAGCTCGACATAACGGTCGAAGGCCGGAACGAAGAAACGCCACTGTTGAACGTCCGACAGGTCGCGGAACGAGTTCCCACCGTGGACGATGCCCATATGACACCGCAGACACAAACAAATCCCGTTTGCGAGTTCGTAGGCACGATCGGGATAGACTGATTTCGGCCGAATGTGATGCGCCTGCAATCGATACGTCGGAAACGTCGTCGAGCACATCGGACAGAACGACATCCGCCGCACAGACCCGTCGGCCGCGACGACGTCGCGAACTTCACGCAGCAACAACAACCGCCGCCACCGCGTCAATCGATATTCGTTGAAGTCGCTCATTCCTCAGGACTCCAGAACAATTCCGTTTTCGTGTCTTTCCGAAGGTACAACGGATGCCGCGGGCGGCCGTGTTTGGTCCGGCCGAGACAATGCACCGGCCGGTCAATCGCCCGCAACACGTCGCGTTCGCGTTCGTCCGTGATGTGGACACCCCAGGCCGCGACGATCAGTTCGCAATCACGACTCACCGCCGAAATCGTCGTGTCGTTGTCGCTCCCGACCGGATCGCTGGACCGTTTCATTTCCGCCGGATCCGTCGCGCGGAATCCGTACGCGTTCAGCATGTAGAACAGATCGAAACCCCAACGCCGCGCAAAGTCGATGCAACGCCGAACCGTTGGATCGTTGGTTGTTTCGTCGGCCGTGGACGGATTCAAACCCACAAACGCAACAATCCGGCCGGACGTGCGTTCGTTCAGTCGCCGCCACAACGACCACCGATAGACACGGCCGACGGAGAAAACCGCGCCGTCCGCCGGAAACGATAGCGCGGCGGCTGTGCTCCGAATCAAACTCATCGACTCAACTCCCGTCCGCAACGCTGACACTTCGCGGGCTTGTAGCCGTGTTTCGCTCCGCAGTGTCGGCACAAAATCCAATCGTAGTGACCAGGCCGTTTGACAGTTCGTTTCGGTTCGTCGGTTTTCATGCGACCAGCTCCAGCGCCTCGCGCTTGCTTGCGTTGTCGATCAGTTGTTCCACCAGTTTCGCGGCGGCGACCATCGCCCGCGATTTCACATCCAGTCGCCGGACGTCGCCGCGTTTCAGCAGAGAGAAGAAAAGACCCGGCGTCGTGTTCTTTGACCGTGCGACCGTTTCGGCCAGCGCGACGACGCAGGCCGCGACCGCGGCCGACGTCGACGACACCAGCGGATCCGTCGCGCCCAGCTGCCGACGATACCACCACAACACACGGACGCGCGCCGCTTCGCGGTCGTCCGGACTGGCTCTGGCAAACATCGCGAACCACTCGTCGCGCCAGACTGGCTCCGTCTGACATCGATGCGCCGCCGTCGGCGCATCGTCGGCCGGATCCACCGACAACGCGCACAACCGCGACATCGCACCGCCGGGATTGTCGATCGCCCGGGACTGGCACCAGTCAGCAAACGCGGAACCGGCCGCCGCCGCGTCATGCAGTAAAGTGACCCGCGACGCGGGAGTCTGCGACGACGGATCCGGTTCCGACGTTTCCGGTCGTTCTCGTTGTTCGGTCCGTTCGCGTTCAGCACGTCGCCGCGCCGCTCGCTTCCGCTTCGCATCGACCGCGCGTTGTTTGGCCGATTCGCCGTTGCGTTCCTGGAACTTCGGACATTCCAGACCATCCGGCCGGATGACCAGCCAGGCAACGTCCGCCATTGCTTCCGCGAACCCGTCGCAACGCATTTCGAAATCCAGATCGTCGGCGGTGTACCCGATCAGCAGACCGTCGGTTGTCTGTTCGTCGAACAGCTGCCAGGTGCGGACACACTTCCCGAACACCGCGTCGTCGCAGATTCCAAGCGCTCGCGCCATTCGCTTGATTTCCGGTTTTCGCGGCGTCTCCGAATCAACAGGGATCCAACGTTGCGCCATGGTTCCTAATCCTTCCGGGAACTGGTGATGTCAGCCGACCGCGTCAGTTCGAAGCGGCGAGTTGTTCGCGCATTTGCCGGGCAGCAATCCCGACCATCCGAAACCCGATCGTCGCACACAACGCACGGAACCGTTTCACGTCCGACGGTTCAATCAACGTGCTGTCGTTCCCGACCAGCTCGACAAACTCGTCGATCGCGGATTCCGGCAACCGGCCGAGTTCCTGAACGCCGAGTTTGACCAGTTCGGAAACGTCCTGGCATCGGTTCGAATAGTCGTCCATCGGTTCACTTTCAAAAGAGAGTCGGCGCGGAGTCGCGGCGACGTTTCGGTTTTGGTTTCACTTCCGGAACTGGTTCCGGCGCTGGTTCAAACCAGTCGGCCGGACACCACGCAGGCCGCGGAATGATGTCCGCAGGCTGAAACGCTCCAAGGTGGCCGGAACGCCAGTCGGTTTCGTGGAACGCACTCGACGGCGTTTGCTTCCCGCAGTTCGGACACGTCGGCACGAACCGCGACGGGTTCGCCTGGCGGCCGGACTCCGTCCATTCCAGCAACGTCGAAAAGCAGCGGCACGAATCGCAGAACAGACCGCCGGACGCTCGGCCGCATTCCGCCAGCACCGTTCCGGACGGATTGCGAATCGTCCGGCAATGATTGCACGCGCTGCAATCAACACTCATCGGGGCGTTCTCTTTCCTTCTGAAACTCACGGGCGGACTCAAGGTCGATCATTCGTTCGGCGCTGCCGGGGCGTCGATGTCCCTGGATTCGCTCCGCATCAAACCACACGTTCAGGACTCGGAGCGGAATTCCCAACGTCGCCGCAACTTCCGTCGCTGGCATCAAACAACCGCCGTTGCGAGGTCGGACGGTTCGCCGGTCTGGTGTCGTGTTGTTGTTGCTCATACGCTCGACCGGCGAACCATCCGGTTCGCAATGCTTCCAGATACACCCGCGCCCGACTGGCGGCGGACTTGCCGCGGAACTGTTTCAGCACTCGCGCCGCTCCGGACTTCCGGTTGTCGATCACAACGACCGAACCGTCGGATTCGCCGAGTCGACGCGACCACAGTTCGAACGGCGTGGCGCTCATCACGCCGCGACCAGTTCCGCCGGACCGGGATCCGGCACGAGTTCCGCCCGCAGAATCCGATAGGATTCCGGAGCACGAATACCGACGGTCACATTGCCGCCGCTCGATTTCAAGATCTGGACTTCGATTTCGTTCCCAATCATCACGACCGATTCCGGTTCCCGTTCGGCGCTGGTCGCTGGTTTTCGATTCACCACTAACATCGTGCGTTCCTTACATCCGTGAAAAGAACAGATCAGACCGCGGAAACCGTTCCCGCGTTCAACGTGTTGATTCGTGCTGGTTCGATGACGTCGAACAACAGGTCATGCGCCCGGCGTTGCCGCGCCGTGTCGTTCTGGTCCGTCGCGTTCAACAACTCGCGTTCGGCCAGATACTGCAACCGGTCGAACTGGTCGGCCGGGAGGTCGACAACGCACGCGTCGGCCGACTGGTCCGGTTCCGCCGACACCAGGGCAAACAACCGGACATCCAGTTCCGACGCGGACGCCGCCACAATCGGCCGCAACAACCGCAGCAATTCGCACTGATGCGGCAACGACAATCGAACAGCGTGAATTCGGTGTGAGTTCATTTCGCGACAATCCATTCAGAAGGGGGAACGCTGACATGTTCGGCGCTCTGGGCGCCGCGCAGCACTCCCAGCGGCCGCCCGAAATCACACGGCGGCGGAACATCAGGCAACGGAACATCAGGCAACGGAGCTATGTGGTCCGCGACTTTGAAGGCGTCGACATCGTCGCGCAGCGATTGCAGATCGTTCCGGAGTCTCTTCAGGTCGTTGTGAATGTCCCACGTTGACCGCAACGCCGCGCTTGCATCCTGTCGAACGTGTCGCGTCCGCTGGTCGCCGTCGGCGATCAGTTGACGCAACCAACCGACGGAGACCAGCAACGCACAGGAAACCACGACAGCTGCGAAAGTCCCGTGCGTGTCGTCGTTCGCGTTAATGATCACAACGGCGACCAGACATCCGGAAAGAATGCAGGCAATCAGGACTTCGATTCGCTTCATGGCTTCCATTCCTCACAGTCTTGAAATCAACTCGTCGATTTCGTCGTCGCCGTGCGGCAACCCGTCGTCGATGTCGTCCGGATCACTCACCAGCGACGCCATCACGAAACTGAACCCGACCGCAGACACAAGCAAAAACGACCACACAATCAGATCGACGATTGACATTCAGGCACCCTTGAACGCGTCAGGAAACGGAAACGATTCGGCAACGTCGCGGAACTGGTCGTCCAGGATGACATAATTCCGCAGCTGAACATCGCCGGACGGCGGCGCGTGTCCGGTCGCCGCAAATCGGTAGTTCGGCGCGTGTTTGAACCAATAGGAAACGCAAGCCGCCCGCAGTTCGTGTGGTTTCCGCAACGGCACGTCGGCACGCTCGAAGATGCCGGACCACGCCGGAGAAAACCGGCGGCCGCGGTTCGTCCAGTCGCCCCGCGGGCAGACGTAGCCGCCGCGGTCGTCACGTTCCTGCCGTGACGAACTGAACACCGGCAAACCAGCACGGTCGCCACCCTGCAACGTCCGCAGGGTTTCCAGCTGACTGAGCAACCACGACGGCAACGGAACGTCTGACGTTCCGCCCGTTTTCGTTTCGGTGAACGAATGCAGGCGCTGCACGATGGACACATGAGAAACGCCACTGTCCCAACGATACGACCAGATATCGGTGAACCGCGTTCCCGCAAACCAGATCCACGACAGCAGACACCGCCAGAATTCCGGCGTCAGAAACTCGACACCGTCGCAGGCGTCCAGGACGCGGCCGAACTCGTCAACGCTGATCAGCGGCAACCGTCGTCGACGATGTCCGCCGCGTTCGGTCGTCGGCGGCAATCGGTTCAGGCGATCACGGAACCATCTGTCCCGCGGCAACTCGAACACCGGCAACCGATCGAAATCCAGCCGAACCGGTTCCCCAGGCGGAACGCCGTTGCGATTGCTCATCGTCTGCGGGCAACCGGACTTCAGCAACGCCGACAACCAGTTCGCGTTTTTCTGCCAGCTGCGAGGCGATCGCCATTCGTCGACACCTTCGAAGAATCGTCGCAGCTGATGCGCGTCGAGTTTCCGACAGTCCGGACCGGGGCCATCGTGAAACCGCTCCCACCGATCGACGAGTGTTCGATATCCGGACCACGTCGAATCGCACTTGTCGGCCGCTCGGCGCAAATACAGTTCGTCAAGAAGCTGCCGAAGAGAGACGGCGGCGACATCCGTGTCGCCGTTGCTGCGCCCTTCGCTTGCGCCGCGTCCGCCCTTCGGAAATCTGGCGACATCAGTGTCGCCCGAACGATCGAATCCGACGCCAGGACGTTTGACGCCAGGACTAGAGATCCTGGAGTCAAACACCGAAACGCCGGTTGTGTGAGGTGTTCCGATATCGCCGCGGAATTCGATCACGGCGGCAATTCGGTTCGTGGAAGGTGTGACGGTTGCAGCTGCGGATGATGGTCGGCATGGATGCTTGAACAAGTCGAAAGCTCCCGGTTCGAGGTTGCCGGGGAGTCCGTTCAACAATCCATTTTCGATTCGGCGGATAAAATCAACCATTGATCTGAGTCCGTTCGGCAATCATTGCGTGATCGCTTCAAACATCGGCAATCACGGACGGAACTTGAGGCGGTCGGGTATTCATTCACCCGCGTGTCGGGAAATTGCTACCGGGGAGGCGGTCCGCATCTGCACACTGAAGGGATTCCGCAGGCGGCCGCTTTTGGTGGCGTTCAGCTTGCGCTGCAACGTCGCCAGTCCGGCGGAACGATCCGTCCGCGCTTTCCAGTCGCGGACGAATGCACGAATCCGCGACTCAGTCGCGCGGAACGTCGGAGCTTGCCAGGTCTGAACGACTCGCCGAGCGAACAGCGGAGCGAACACGAACGCATCGTCGGGACCGACCACACGTTCAAGCAGATCGAAGGCGAGCAATTCGCGGTCGCGTCGGCCGGAACAAATGCCCCAGCAATAACGAAACTCGGAACCACGCACATTGAGGCGGTTCCAGGCGACGCCGTCGTGAACGAACACGCGGCCGTCGGACGCTCCACGAAAACAAAGGCCGGGATGATTCGGCGCGATCATTGGTTGCGACTCCGGACAAAGTGTCGCCATCAACGATCAACCAGTGATCCGCGCACGGAAAACCGGTCGTTCGCTGCCGTTGGGACTGATGGTCCCGACTCTGCGACACACTTTCGATTGTGTCTGAGTCACAGCAAACCGACCGGTTTGAAAACGGCCGAAGCCGTTGAATTCATTTGGTTCGATTTATGCGGGTTGCGAATCCGCGTCCGTGGCTCAGGTTCAACGTTACGACACGCAAGGTAAAGTCGGCGCGTTGTTGATGTCAACGCGACCCGTCGACAAAATGTTGCTGAATCCACAAGTCACACACGGGACACACTTTCCAATGACAGAAAAACAACCAACCGCCGAAGACATCGCCGCCCAGGCGCTCGGACTGAAGACCAGGCCGGACCACAAGCGCAAACCGCAGACGACCGCGGCGGCGAAATCCTCGAAGGAAACAAGCTCGAGCGCTCACACTTCGGAGCCGTTGTCCATGGACTGGACGTCCGCCGATTCGCACAACGGCACCAGCGCCGCCGCTACCCGCGCGACCGTCAATTCGTGGTGTCTGTTCGCTCTGGCGGCCGCCGCCGCGGTCGGATCTGTCGCGTTCCTGTCGTCGGGACTGGCCGTTGTTGCCGCCGTGCTGTATCTCGGAAGCACCGTTGCCGACGCGTCCGCCTCACAACTGACGGCCGCCGCCGTTCAGTCCGGACTGCTGCGATCCATCCGTGACGACCAGCGATTGTCGGCCAGGTACCGCGACCAGTCGCTGCGACATCAAGTCCCGCAGTTGCTGAATGCACCAATCGAACGCCGCTGAATGCGATTGGATGTCATTCATTCACTTCCAACCACCGGCCGGACCGGACCGGACCGCCTACCGGACCGGTGATTGTTCTGTTCTGTTCTGTAGGCGGACATTCGCCGGACATTTGTCCGGGCGTTCACGGACAAAATCCGGACACAAACCGGACGCGGCGTCGAAAACAGCGGAAAAACAGCCGTTTCGCTGATTCCAGTCCATGGACAGGCCGGAACTCGGTCACGGGCGCCACGCCAGAAGATGCGGGCCCGACACACTCGGCCGGACATCCGTCGGACACGTCCGGACAGTCGCCGGACAAATGTCCGGAAAATGTCCGGACATTCACGGACACGAACCGGACGCGCAAAAAGAACCGCCGCGGCCGAATGAACGACCGCGGCGGCGCGGGTGGCAGCGGGTAACGAGTGAACCTGACGCGAACCGCCGTCCGCTGGAAACTCCGGCCGCCGTCGCCGACGGCCGACACTGCCACGATTCAGGACCGCCAACCAGGGGCGGTCGTTTTTCTCCGGGTGAAAAAACTGGAAACCACGCCAGGCGTTACCCAGTTTTTCGCGCGCATTTCGAAGGGGGGGGAGTCGACGCGGCCAGCCGATCACGGCGGCCGAGTCGATTTTGACCAATGGGCAGAGGCGGGATCGAACCGCCGACACCAGGATTTTCAGTCCTCAGTGTCGCGCCGGGTGTGAATCTCGACCAGTCGCGACAGTTGTTTCGCGCTGATCGTTTTTGCGATCTGGCGAACTGGTGCGCGTCGCAACGCGTTGAACGGTCGCGGCAACGAGGCGGAATCGGGGCAACGCGACAACCATTCCAGCGCGCGTTTTTCCTCTGAAGTAAATTGCAAGGTGATGCGGTTCCGGTCGCGGATGAATGCGGGAGTCGTTCGCGCACGCCGACCGTGCGCGGGCAGATTGTACCCGTTTGACATGGCGTTTTCCTGGCGGATTGAGAAGAGAGAGACAGGAGAGGAGAGACGCGGCGGCGCCGAATGCCCTTGACAATCCAGGGCGCTGCGACGAAACCACGCGTTCGGCATGGATGCCGAAAAGGCGGGAGATGGACGGACGGAACCGTTCACCCCGCTTTTTATCTGCTCAACGGCGACGACCGCAACACGCGTTGCACCGCCGGACACCGACACGCGGTCGGGTGAAACATGAAGAACGCAAAAGGCGTTCGCGGTGTGCTCGGCACGCTTTCCGCCGTTGCTTTCGGTGGACTCTCGGCGGCCGGATACGAACACGGCGTTCCCACTTCCGCAGGCATCGACGCCGGATTGATTCGCGACGTTGCGTCCGCAGGACTGGCGCTGGCGGGCGTGTTCTTTCCGCAGGTCGCCGCGGCGTCCGGAATCGTGAAGACGATCGGCCGTTCGCTGACGAACGACAAACGCGTCGAACAACTCGAACAGACGGCCGACCAGCGAATCGCAGAACTCGAACGCCGCGTCGCCAAACTGGAAACCACACGGAAACGCCGGAGCCGCAGAACATGAACCGCACCGCCGCACTGTTCGGAATCGTCGCCATTGTTCTGTTGCATGTTGTCGTGGGTTGCTGCTGCTGCATTTCGCGCGACCCGTGGGCGCACGAAATCGACCCTCACGAATACGAACCACTGCCACCAGTCGAAGACAGCGACGACTGGTCGCGTCCCTGACGGAACCAGCTATGTCTGTAAAACTCACCGCCGCACTGTTGCAGAAACGCGCAGAAGCTGACGCGAAACGCCGCGAACTCGAATCTCAGGCGCGACCGTACGCGGCCGAAGTCCGCCGGATCGACGCGGAACTGATCGCCGCACTGGACGCGGCCGGGAAAACCAACGCGAAGCGCGGATCGTTCCGCGTGGCGATCGTCGAAAAACCGGGGCGGGTGAAATGGCGCGACGAGTTTATCACCATCGCCGGACCGGCGACCGCTCAGGAACTCATCGACAAGGCGAAGCCGTCGCGTTCGGTTTCCGTGTCGTCCGTCTGACAGGGGTTGCGATGCGCGTTCTATTCTGGCTGACGCTCGTTCTGTTCCTGGCCGGTTGCGTCGAAGACAAACCGGAGGTTCCGGACGTCGACAACGAACCGCAGTTCGGCGAAATCGTCGACACTCCGCCAGCTCCGCGGCCGGTCGATCCGTTCATTGAACCGGACGAACCAGCCGGATTCACAGGCGCGAAAGTCTATTCGTCCGCCTTCTGCATTCCTTGCCAGTGTCTTGAGGCGGATCTTCACTGGCTTGTGAACGCGCACGCCGGGTGGTCATTGTCGCGTGATCCGGACGCGGACGCCGACTGGTTGATTCTACCGCCGGACGCCGACCACCAGCGAACGCCGCACGTTGAGTTCTACCGCAACGGAACCATGTTCGACGAGTCGTTCGGATACTCAACAGAACGGAACGCAGCTGCACGCCGGGCGGCGTTGCTCGCACTCGTTCGGATCCATCCGAATTCGAAGGCGGCGAACCGCTGACATGCCGGTCGCGCCGCAACGCGGCGACAGGGGAAAACGCCGCGTCACCCGCAAACACGACCGGCGGCCGTCGTCCGGCCGCCGCGGTTATGGTCGCCGCTGGCAAACGTACTCACGCGGATACCTCGCCCGGAATCCGTTGTGCGTGATCTGCGCTCGGAACGGAATCACTCGCGCGTCGGAGGCAACCGACCACATCAAACCCGTGACCGGTCCGGACGATCCGTTGTTCTGGCCGGAATCGAATCACCAGGCGTTGTGCTGGTCCTGTCATTCAAGAAAGACCGCGACGGAAAACCAACGGTGAGACGTGACCAGACGCGGACCAAAGACCCAACCGAAGACAACGGCGACGCCGGGACCGGTTCCGGATCCGCCGGACTGGCTGACGGATCCGCGGTCGCTGGAGTTCTGGAACCGATACGCGTTGCAACTGAACGCGCTGGGATTGCTTGAGAATCTCGACGCAACCGCGTTCGCGATGCTCTGCGACGGCGTTGTCGCGTACCTCGACGCGTCAGAACAACTTGTCGCGTCGGAACTGGTTCAGACGGTCGGCAAGAACGGAGCCCAGCAACAAAACCCGCTCGTTTCGATCATTCGGCAACAGGCGAAAGGCGTTCGGGAATTGCTCGCTGAATTCGGAATGACACCGCAGAGTCGAACCGCGTTGACCGGATCGACATCGGCAACGCCGATCGATGCGGAACAGGATCCGTTCGAGTTGCTGCTGAAACAATACGGCGACCAGTTCAACGGCGGACCGAAACCAAAGAAACGAACCACACGAACCGCCAGTCGGAAACGACCGGCGAAACGATCCAATAAAGGTAAACGGCGGACAACGTGAACGCGGCAAACATCGTTGCGCAATACTGCGACGACGTGTTGTCGGGAAAACTGGTCGCCGGGGAACTTCAACGCGCGGCGGTCCGACGGTACGTCGATGATCTGAAACGCGCGAAGTCCGGCACGTGCGGTTTCTACTTCGACCAGCAAAAGGCCGAATTCGCGGTCGCGTTCATTCAACTGTTGCCGCTGACCGAATCCGAATTCAACGGGAAACCGTTCATCCTGTCGCCGTGGCAGGTGTTCATTGTCTGGAATTTGTGGGGATGGCGACGGACGGTCGACGGACACCGACGGTTCCGGCAGGCGTGGATTGAAATAGCGAGGAAGAACGGAAAGTCCGAATTCGCCGCCGCAATATCGTGCTTGCTGTTCCACGCGGACGGCGAGGCAAAACCGGACTGTTACTGCGCGGCGACGAAACAGGAACAAGCCGGAATCGTTTTCGATAAGGCGGTAGCGATGACGCAGGCGCGGCCGTTCCTGTCGCGTCGTTGCAAGTATCTGGAATCGAAAGCGCGATTGAAACGGCCGGACGGCGGCGTGTTGCGGCCGCTCGGATCCGAAGGGAAGTCGGCCGACGGACTGTCGCCGCACGGCGTGTTCTTCGACGAACTCCACGAATGGAAAGCGGCAAAGCATCTCAAACTATGGGAGAAGCTCACGACGGGATCCGGGATCCGGCCGCAACCACTGTTTGTCGTGATCACGACGGCGGGCGATGATCAGTCCGAACTCTGGAAACGGGAGCGGTCGTACTCCGTTCGCGTTGTTCTCGGCGAGGTTGTCGACGATTCGCACTTCAGTTTCATTTGCTGCATTGATGACGACGACGACCCGTTCGACCGCGACAACTGGATCAAAGCCAATCCGAATCTCGGCGTTTCGGTTCGATGGGACTATCTGGAAGAACTGGCACGCAAAGCGGCGGAACTGCCGGAAGCTCTGAACGCGTTCCGGCGCTACCACTGCAACCAGCGCGTCGAATCACTGTCGCGGGCGATTCCGGACAGACTCTGGAAGGCCGGGGCGAAACCGCTTCCGGTTCTGTCCGGCCGGATCGCATACGGCGGAATCGACATCGGTTTCCGTGATGACCTGGCGGCGTTCGGACTCGTGTTCCCACCGCTCCGCGAGGGGGAACCGTGGGCGATCAAATGTCGGTCGTTCCTTCCGGCGGACTGTCGCCGGGATCTGACGGCCGAACCGTTCCGAACGTGGATCAGCGACGGACTGTTGACGATCACGCCAGGCAACACGACGGACGCGGACGCGATCTATTCGGCCGTTGCCGAAGCGCGGGAACTCTACAACTTGAAGTCGATTGCGATCGATCCGAACAACGCGCGGATTTTGGGTTCGGAACTCGTCGCCCGCGGTTGTCACGTTTACGAGTTCTCGCAATGGGCGCGGACGTGGAACGAACCGTTCCGGGAAATCCTGCGACTGTTCGCTGAACGCCAGGTGATTCACGGCGACGACCCCGTGTTGTCCTGGTGCGCAACAAACCTTGTCACTCACACCAGCGGCGACGGACTGATCAAACCGTCGAAGCAATCGAGCCGCGAGAAAATCGACCCACTCGTCGCCGTGTTCTTCGCATTCGCTGAGGCGTTGTTTCACGAAGTCCGCGAAACGAAGGACGGACAACGACCACAAATCCGGATGATGTAAACCCATGCTGCAAGCGCTGAAACTGGCGGCCGGAAACGTGGCGTTCCGCGCGGCCGTCAAACTCGGATATTCGCCGGAACTGTTCGCGGCGATCGGCGGCCGAACGCTGGCGGTTGCGACATCCGGAAAGCAGGTCAGCGAACAGACCGCAATGCGCGTTGCCGCCTACAAACGCGGCGTTCAACTGATCTCGGACTACGTCGGGAAAACTCCGTTTCACGTGAAGGCCGGGAACGCGAAAGACAAGTCGCACGCCGCCTGGCCGCTGGTCCGGAAGTGGTCCCGGTATCACGCCGTTTCGGCGATGGCGTTTCGCAACGCGTTGACCGTGTCGGCACTGATGCGCGGCAACGGATACGGTTTCATCAGTCGCCGGAACGGGTTCCCGGTCGAACTCCGCGTTCTGGATCCGGGCAAGGTTCAACCGGTTCTGATCAACGGGCAACTCCGCTATCGGTTCGACGGACACGAACGGACCGTGTCGGCGTCGGATATCATTCACATTCGCGGGTTTTCGCTGGATGGGTTCTGCGGAATCGATCCGCTCCGCGGTTACGCTCGCGACGTGCTCGGACTGGCGATCGCCGAGCAGGACTATGCGGCGAGGTACTACGAGAACGGCGGACACCCAACGGTCTACGCGCGGTCGGAAACGTCCGTCTCCGAAGACCGGTTCAACCAGCTCACGTCGGAAAACGGACCACTCCGCGGCGCGATCGACGACCCGCACCGAATCCCGTTCCTTGATACGCTCAAACTTGATTCGCTCGGACTGACGGCCGAACAGACGCAGCTCATCGGTAGCCGCGAATTCAGTCTGAAGGACATTGCGAACGCGCTCGGGATGTCGGTCCACAAGCTGAACGGCGACGGGAAATCGAGTTACAAGAGTCTGGAGGAAGAAAACCGAGCGTTCCGGGATGACACCCTTGACCCGTACCTATGCCAGTTCGAGAACGAGTACGAAAAGCTACTGACCGAAGCGGAACAGGAATCCGGTTCGCATGAAGTCGAAGCGGTCCGCGAGTCGCTCACACGTACCAACATGGCGGACCGGGCAAAGTATCTCAAGGACGCAATCGGCGGTCCGTGGATGACACCAGCGGAGGGACGCGAAGTCGATTCGTTGCCGCCGATCGACGGAGCGGACGAACTGCTAAAACCGCTGAACATGACACCGAAGAACGACGGCGACGGCACGTCCGAGGATGACGACGACACCGACGCCGCCGGCCGTTCACGCTCGCCGAGTCGGGCGGACCAGTTGAACGCACTGTCGGACGTGTTCCGCCGGATGGTCAAACGCGTTGCCGTTCAGGCGACGAAAGCGGCCGCCAAGTCCGACACGTTCCCGGACTGGCTGGAACAGATCGAACCGCGCAACGCGGAAACTGTCCGGTCCGCGGTCGGTCCGGTTCTGGCGTTGTGCGGCGGATCCGCGGAAGCGGCCGAACAGATCGCCGCCGAGTTCTGCCGGTCGGTCCGCGACGAACTGTCGGATCTGTATTCGATCAGGACGCCGGGAGAGTTCCCGGGAGCGGTCGCGGCCGCCGTCGACAACTGGTCGGCCGATGCCCTGGCAACGTTCGCACTGAATCAACTGGCGGCGTGATATGGGAAGCGAAATCGTTGTCGCATTGATCGGGTTTGCAGGCGTCGCGGTGACCGCGGCGTCGGGATATCTGGCGACGCATCGACAGAGGATCCGCGCGGAACTGGCGGCCACGGAACTGTCGTTCCGACAAGCGGCACTCGATTTCACGGACGTGCTCGGAGAATGGCACGACACACAACGCGAACTCGAATCGCTGATGACACAAACCGCGGTCGACCGATTCCTGATTCTGAAGGCCTGGAACGGGCAGCACTCGCCGAAATGGGCAACGGCGATCTACCAGCAACGCCGCGGAGAACATCAGCCGGTTTCATACGTCCATTTCGAACTCGACGCCGACTACGTGTCGCGGTTGCAGCACATCAAGGCCGGGCGGCCGCTCGTGTTCCGCGTCGACGATATCCCCGAATCCGCAATCAAAGCGGTTTACGAGAATGAACAGGTGACCGCGTCCGCGTGGTTTCACCTGGAATCGTTGAAACTGCCGGGCAGTTCCGCGCGAGCGGTGACGTATTGCAGTTTCGCGACGCACGATCCTGAAGGACTGACGGACGCGGAAATCACGCGCTGTCAAATCATCGTCGGCCGGTTGAAGGGAATTGCCGGTCTGTTCCACCATCACGACAGGGAAGAATGATGCCACAACTGAACCGCCGATTTGTCCCGCGTGAACTCCGCGGACTTCGCACGATCGAACGCCGTAACGACGACGGCGGCGACCAGTTGCCGAAGATCGCAGGAACCGCGGCCGTCTACTTCGACACGGCCGACCGCGCCGGGACTCAATACCAGTTGTGGAACGACGTATTCGAACGGATCCAGCCGGGAGCGTTCGACGAGGCGGTCACCCGCGACGACGTCCGGGCGCTGCAGAATCACGACCCGCGGTTGTTGCTCGGTCGATCGAACGCGAACACGCTGTCGCTTCGCCTGGAGTCGCACGGACTCGACTACGAAATCGACACGCCGGACACGCAGGCCGGGCGCGACACTGTCGTCGCACTCAACCGCGGCGACATGACCGGTTCGAGTTTTCAGTTCCGGGCGATGACCGGCGGCGTCGAATGGACGGAAGAAACGACCGACGACGGCGTCACGATCTATATTCGGAACGTCACCGCCGTTGAACTGTTCGACGTCGGACCGGTCACGTTCCCCGCGTACACCGGGACGAACGCGGGCGTTCGCGGCAAGCGGTCGCCGTGTCTGTTCCTGACGGACCAGCGGTCCGAGGACTGCGCGGAAGTCGTCCAGCTCCGCACGGAACTGTCCGAGTTCATCCGGCGGAACTACCACGAACCGGCGGCCGAGGAACGCGAACGCCGGTTGCGAATGCTGGCACTCTGAAAACTAAGGTTGACAACGTCCGGCGCTGCGACCAGTTTTCCGACCGCTCGACGATCAACCGCACGCGACGTTCGCGGATCCAATGTCCGCGCCGCTGAAACGATCGTCTGACGGCCGCCGTTGTGCGGCCGCTCCACTGTATCCGGGCTGCCCAGTTCGGCCGGTTCCGTGCGTGTCTCTGCTGTACCGTCGCTGCAAGGCGACCACGAACCGCCGCCGTCGCGTTGCGGTTTTCACACTCGAATAGGGGCGAAGGAATGCCGAAGAACACGGTAAAGGATCTGAGGGAACGACGCGGCGTCGCTGTGAAGCGCGTGAACGAGATTCACGAAAAGCTGTCCGGCGACGTGTCCGGCGAGGAACGCGCCAAGCTGAACGCAGAGTTCAACGAACGGATGTCCGAGATTGATTCGCTCGACGGCGATATCAAACGATTTGCGCAGGTCGAAGCGCTGCAGGACGCGACCGACGACGGACCCGGAAACGAAACCCGGACGTTCAACGGCAAGACCGAGGACGACGACCCGATCGCGAATCTGGATTCAAACAAGTATTCGCTGCTGCGGGCGGTCAGTTGCGTTGCAGAAGGCCGGAAGGTCGACGGATACGAGGGCGAAATCTCGCAGGAACTCGAACAGCGGTTCGGCAAGAAAGCGAACGGTTTTTGCGTTCCGTACAATCTGCGCATGGACGCCGGGTTGCGAATGGGCGGGACCGAACGCCGTGACCTGGACACGACCGCGGGCGCTGGTGCGCTGCCGACCGTCCAGTCGCCGTCGATGATCGAACTCCTGCGAAACCGCGTTGTCCTGCGACAACTCGGCGCGACCGTTCTGGCCGACATGGTCGGGACGTTCGACATTCCGAAGGAAACCGGCGAACCAACGTTCTCGTGGGTTGCCGAATCGGCGGCCGGTTCGCAGGCCGACGGTTCAATCGGGAAGGTGACGTTCACGCAAAAGACCGTCACGGCGTGGACTGTTCTCAGTCGCCGATTCCGATTGCAGACCAGTATCGACGCGGAGAACTTCGCGCGAATGCAACTGATGAAGGGACTGGCGGTCGCTCTGGACTATGGCGGGATCGCCGGACCGGGCACGGCAAACAACGTCACCGGTCTGATCAACAACACGTCGACAAATCTGGTTTCAATCGGAACCAACGGCGGCGCGTTGACGTGGGCAAAGGTGGTCGAGTTCGAATCGTCCGTCGCTGCCGACAACGCCGATTTCGGAACGATGGGATATCTGGCAAACGCGGTCACCCGCGGTTCCATGAAAACCATCGAGAAGGCCAGCGGAACCGCTCGTTTCCTTTGGGAAGGGAACGAGGTCAACGGATACGCGGCGACGGTTTCAAACCAGTTGCCGTCGAATCTCACGAAGGGATCCGGGACGAATCTTTCGGCCGCTGTCTTCGGTGATTTCTCTCAGCTCGTCATGGCGTTGTGGGGCGGGGCGGACGTTCTCGCCGACCCGTATACCGGCGGCACCGCTGGCGATATGCGGCTGATCATTCACCAGGATTGTGACATTCAGAACCGGCACGACGAGGCGTTCGCCCGTTGTGTCGACATCGTGACTTAAACCCATTGCTGAGGGATCCGGGCGGCGGTTTCGATCGTCGCCCGGATCCATCGTACACCCTTTGCGGCGATCCGGCCGTCGGACTACCGCGCCGGACGCCGCCACACTTTCAACACACGGAACGTTCAATGTCCGCAACACTGGTCGCCGTTCGAATCCTTCTGGATCTGTTGTATTGCGGGCACTGGCTGAAAGCCGGGACGGAATGCGACATGGACAAATTCCGGGCGGAAACGCTGTCCGGAACGAAGCCCGAACCACACGTCAAGATTCTCGGACCGCCGACCGGGGAAACGATCGAACCGCCGCCGCCGAGGAAACGACCGACGACCGCACCGGCCGAGGACTCGCCGCCAACCGACGACGACGCCGGATCGACTCCGGGCGAACTGGACGGATGGCCGGGCGACAACGCGTTGCGATCCGCCGGGATTGAAACCGTCGACCAGCTCCGCGGACTGATCGCCGAACACGGCGACGGATGGCCGAAGCAGGTGAAAGGTATCGGCAAGGCGACCGCCGCCGACATCGGTTTGAAACTGGCCGAACTCGACGGCGACCGGTCCGAACTTGAATGATTCACGCGGCCGCGACCCGCAGTCCCGAGGCAACTTAACCACTGATCGGACCGCGTCCGGCCGCTGACACAATCCGCAACGCATGGCAAAGTCGCTCACACTGTCGTCGCTCGGTTCTCTGCCGGTCACGTTGCCGGAAATCAAAGAACACTTGCGCGTTTACGACGACGAAGAAAACGACTCGATTTCGGCGATCCTGGAATCGGCCGTCGACTACGTCGAGCGAACAACCGGGCGTTTACTCCGTCCGGGAACGTGCGTTCTGAAGATGCAGGAATTCCCGTCCGGACGGGAACCGATCGTTCTTCCGCGGCCGCCGTTCGTGTCGCTCACGTCGATCGCCTACACCGACGACGACGGAGCGGGGCAAACCTACGCGGGCGCGTTGTCGCTGGATTCGGTTCCAGCCGAACTGCAACCGGCCGCGGACGACACCTGGCCGACTGACACTCAGGACATTCCCGGGGCGGTTGTTGTGACCTGGTCCGCGGGATACGCGACCGCGGCCGACGTTCCGAAAATGCTGGTGAATGCGGTCCGGTTGTTCTGCGACCTGGAATATCACGAACAGTCGCCGCAACAGGCTGAACGGATCCGGTCGCGAATGGAATCGATTTGCGATCAGTTCAAACTGACCGACACGCGGCTGAACGGAATCAGTGTCGCATGATGACCAACCCGACAACGAACGCGATTTGTCAACGCATCGGGCACCGCTCCGACGGTTCGCGGATTCTCGGCGGCGTGCCCCGTTGCCGGACGTGCGGCCGACTGTTCCGCGACGATCCGCCGCCGCAACCACTGCACGCGGCCGTCGGTCCGTCGGGACCAGCTCCGGACACCGAACGCGCGGCGTTACTGCTGCATCTGCATGAAGCGGCACAACTGTTGCCGCCGGGAACCTACGTTCTGGAAGTCGAACGCCGATGACGTCGCGCAATTATCCGGACTTGATTCAGTTCCAGAAACGCACGACGACGACGAACGCGGCCGGGCAGGACGCCGAGACCTGGACGACCAAGTTTCCGCGGCGTGGCAAGGTGACTCAAACCGGCGGCGGACAGTCGAACCGACACGGGCAGAATCAAACCGACGCCGACTACATGATCAATATTCCGTTCTCCCGAGTCGCGGCCGCGATCACGGAACGCGACTGGCGGATCGTCTGGAAGTCAACCAGCGGCGACGTTGTCCTGAATCTGGTGAACGTCAACGGAACGTCGTTCGGCCGCCGTCGCGAACTGGTGATGTCCGCGAAGCTCGATCGATGACGAGCAAACACGCTGCCGAAATCACGGTGACCGGCGACAAGGAAGTCGCAAAGGTTCTCCGCGAACTCGGCGCGACGCACGGAAAATCAGTCGAAAGGCGACTCGCTCGCCTGGCACTCGGCGCGGGACTGACGCCGCTGGCGCAGCGGATCCGCAAAGGCGCACCGCCGCGAACTCGGATCCGCAAGGCGATCGGCAAACGGAACAAGCGGAACCGCCGGAAGGGGATCCACGAAGCGAAAGCCGGAATCAACGTCGGATCGAAAGCCGGGAAGGCACCGCACGGCGCGTGGTTCGCCGCCGGGACGGCCGACCGAACGACGAAGAAGGGACAGAACCGCGGCCGAATGCTCGGCGACAACTTCGTCGTGCGAGCAACGAAGGAAGCGCGGCCGCGAGTACAGCAGGCAATGTTGTATCGCATCCGACAACGGTTGCCGTCCGTGATTCAGCAGGTCGCGAAGAAGTATGCGACCGGAACCAATCAACCGACCATTCCGACGGACACGGGACCAAGTCCGGACGGCGTTCCCTTCTGACGTGGCAGCATGGCAAACGGACACGACATCCTGACGGACATCCGGTCGCTTCTGCTGCTGATGTCCGATCTTACGGACGTTGTCGGATCACGGATCCGCCGCGAGGGACCGGAAGCGGCCGACGAAAACGACCCGGTTGTAATTCTCGAACTGCCGGACGGCGAACAGATCAACACGCTGGCGGACGGCGGATTTTGCTTTGCGGACCTGGTCGTGCGTTGCCGCTCAACTGACATCGTCGAAGCGGACGCAATGGCGGAAACCGTCCGGACCAACAACACGGACCCGTCGACCGGTCTGGATTGTTTCCGAGGGACGGCCGGGAATGCGGCCGTGATTCAATGCGAGCGAACGCAGTTCGGCACAACTGAATTGCAGGACGACGACGGCGACGATTCTGGCGTGTTCGAATCGTGGGCGGTTTATTCGATTCACTACGAAGTCTGACCGGGGAGAACGGCACACATGGCAATCGTCGGCGCGAAGTCAACAACGTTTCAGCTTGAGATAGCAACCGTCCTGACGGACGTTGCCCAGGTCGAGCGGATCCAGTGTCCGCAGTCCACTGTTGAGACTCGCAGAACGCGCGATCTCGACTCGGATTATGAAGGCGTGAACGCCAACGGGATCGTCGCGGGCGGAACCGCCGCATT